GTCTCCACAAGGTGCTAAGCACCCTCACCACACGGATGTGGTGAGCCCATTACGGTCCCTCTACCAAGCGGGACCGTACCCTATTCTGATGTCGACGGATAGGGGCCGCCCAGAACGCTCAAGATGATTAACCCCAACAGATGGCAAACTGTTGGCGTCGGATTTCTCCAACAGGGTTAAACATTTGAGTAGGGCATCCGCACCCTCCAATTTATCAATTGGAAGGAGCGACCTCACCATAGCGCCCCTGACAAGGGGGCGCTGAAGGTGTGGATCGGTTTTATCGTTTGAAATCTCACCGATAAAACTGTGACGCCCTAACACCGGAGATTGCTCTCCAACAACGGGCCATGGTATAAGCTTCTCCATGTACTCGTCGAGGAAAGCAGCCGCACCCCACAAACCATGCTTATAGCAATGGTTGCGGAGTGAAGCTGTACTTACGATCTCCGAAGCGTCTGTCAGTGATGTAGGGAGAAACGAGCGAACACGAACAATTGAAACGTCTTCGCCGTTGTAGTACTCCTTACCGCAAGACTCACGGAATTTGCCATTCCAGAAAGACTTGCCCGAATTGACACGAAGACCAAAATCTTCGAGACATTCGATCACTGAATCCACATATTCTACGGGAATGATAATGTCATCTCCGTAGACGCGCACCTTACCTCGCATGGACTTTATATCCCTGCGAGTGACAGGTCGGTTGAGCTCCTCTTCAATCGCTAAGAAGATGATGGTTGCGAAAACCATTGCTTCAAAGGGAAAGCAGAGAGCTGAACCCATAGACGCGAACTTGGCTAGGCGTATTACGCCAAAACCATGCACATCAGCCTTCCGGCTCCTACAGGAATCAACAGCTTCCGAGAGGAATCTGTGGTTCGTAAGCAAGAGTCGTACATGCTGATTCGAGACCCGGTCGCTAGCCTCTTTGAGGTCAAGCGTGGCGAGGGCTCCATTCCTAGAGCCCTTACGAGCAAGGTGCTGATTAGGCACCTGACTCTGCCATCCGACAATTGCTGCTGCATTGTCATCTGCAGCGATTGCGGACTCGAAGGCATCCAATAAGCCTTGTTGCATGTATTGCATGCAGACAGGCTCAATTGCGATGATTCGAGGGGTCTTGAGCGTTTTAGGCACTGTAATGACCCTAACGGGTCTTTCAGCGCCGGGTTCGAGGTAGGACACGCGTTGGGCAGATTCTTGGTAGAATCTCCAACTCGAAACACAATGCTCCCCAAAAGGGAACACATGTTCGAGTCGATCGGTCCACTCAAATTGCCTCCACTTGCGGTTTCCCGCAATGCGGTCGGCTGTGGCACCGGGCCCATGCTTGGGGATGATCTCACTAGGGACGGCAATAATTCGCCGTTGTACCTCAGTGAAAA